GTTCACGACTAGCCGCTACCGCAGCCGTACCTAATGCTGCATCAGTAGCAGTCAACTGTGACGGACCTATAAGCCGTGTTTCAACTCTGTCACCTGTAGCCATCTAAACTCCTACATCCATTGTAATCAAAGCAGTAAACTTTGAGTCATTCATTGGGTCAGTACTGGCTATAGACCAAACCAAACCTGTTGTTTGTGTCGAATCAGCTTTCAAGAAATATCCATTAGTTCCAACACCCAAGCGGGCTAGTGCTGAAGCAGACCTAGTGAGAATATCACCTTTAGTTGTCAGCGTGGTTGTACCACCCTCAACACCTTGCGGTCCTGTAGCACCTTGGAACCCTTGGAACCCTTGCGGTCCCTGGCTACCCGTTGCACCTTGAAAGCCTTGGAACCCTTGAGGTCCTTGGCTGCCTTGCGCACCTGTAGCACCTTGACTGCCTGTAGCGCCTTGCGCACCAACATCACCTTGATAACCTTGTGGTCCCTGCGGTCCTGTAAGACCCGTGTTGCCTATCGGTCCTTGCGCACCCGTGTTACCTGGCGCACCTTGAAACCCTTGAGGTCCTTGGCTGCCTTGCGCACCCTGCGGTCCTTGCGTACCTTGAAAACCTTGGGGACCTTGCGAACCCTGTGGTCCTGTCGCACCTTGGAAGCCTTGTGGACCCTGAGCACCCGTTGCTCCCTGTGCACCAGTAGCACCCTGAAACCCTTGCGGTCCCTGTGTTCCTTGTGGTCCAGCAACAACAGACGCAGCGCCTTGGGCGCCTTGGGCACCCTGCGAACCTTGAGGTCCCGTAGCGCCTTGAGAACCTACAGCGCCCTGGAAACCTTGAGGACCCTGTGCGCCAGTCGTTCCTTGAAAACCTTGTGTACCTTGAGGACCTGTTGCTCCTTGAGAACCTGTCGCACCCTGCACACCCTGAGGTCCCTGTGAACCTTGAGCACCCTGGAAACCTTGGAAGCCCTGTGGACCTTGAGTCCCCTGAGGTCCCTGCACACCTTGGAACCCTTGGGCACCCTGAAACCCTTGAGCACCCTGAAACCCCTGTGGACCTTGTGCACCAACAGGACCAGTAGTGCTAGTAGTAACTAAAACAAAACGTTGCCCATACTCCATCGGCAAAGAAGGGTCAGCCTTAACAATACGGTAAACATTGTCCTGCTGATAAAGAGTAACCGTGTCAGTTACTTGGGCTATAACAAAACTTTCCAAGACTTATCTCGTAACGTCAGCAAGAACCGTAATCTGACCAGCCATGATAGTTGTTACAGAAGAACCAGCAGTCTGTTGTAAGTCCCAATAATATAAGCCAGGGCTGATAGCAGCAGTAGTGGTAGCAGACCAAGAGACAAGTAGTTCACCCGCAGCACCGCTAGTTACCGTGCAAGTGGCGGTGCCAGAGATAGCAGCAATGTCAGGAGCAGTACGGCATTGAGCAGCGAACGTGTAGCCAGTAATGTTTACAGGGGTCACCCCTGCTTCATCGGAAGTGATGACAACCTGGAACTGCCAGGTGTCTCCACGCACAAAAGTAAGGTTTGCTGTTAAAGGTGCAGCCATAACCCGAATACTAGCAGGTCACCATTTGACTTTGTTTGCCCAGTAAGCAGCAGACATTTTGCCTTTAGCAATGTTCTTGGCATGACGGGCTTTGAAAGCATCATTGCGGGCGGAACCATCAGGGGAACCCTTGACACCCTGCTGACCGAACCGAATCAACTTTACTTTGTCGCCTTCCTTAGCGAGCACAACATGAGACTTGCCTGCTTTCGGTGTTGCTTTAGGTTTGTTGTACCCTGCAAACTTTTCACCACGATACTCAATAGTCATTCTGCTACTCCTCTAGCAACAAGTTTTTCAATGTCGGGACGACCTTCAACTTGGGCTGCGCTAGTAGCGGTAGCCTCAAGACGGGCAGAGCCATCAATGCTGCGAGGCTGATAACCCTGTTCACGTAACCGTCGGTACGCTGGCATATCTTTGTCCCAGCCACGAGCCTTCTGTTCTGTCTGAATTACGGCAGCACCACGAGTAGTAGTGGAGTTAGGTCCAACATGGACTAAAGAAACTCTGCAACCGAAACATCCTTCAACGTCAAGGTTAGGGTGTGTCTCTCTATGTTTCATGTTATGTAATCCCCGTATCCAGCAGCACGTAAGTCCGCTTCTTCCTGTGCAGTTATATCGTGGACGTGTCCACCATGATAGATGATAGCAATATCGGTGTCCAAGTATGGCTGTTCTTCAACAAAAGAACCATCAGTTAATTTGAACACGTTTCTTCCCCGAGCACCAGGAGTCATATAACGGAAGATACCCGTTTCACCTGGTTCAGCCCAAAACACGAATGGGTCTGTTGGTGGTCTAAATGTTGCCATGACCCCACAATAGCAAAAGCCCCCCGCCGAAGCGAAGGGCTGATGCTCTGGGCGGAACGCTTTAGGCGTTGTTTGTGCCGATGCTTGAAGCAGATTCAATACGACGAAGTGCTGCTTGACGGAACACACCGTAACCAACAAAGTGCTTCCAGCCGACTGGACGGAAACGCTTGAGGAGGTCTGTGATGTTGCCGTACACAATCGTAGGCTGTGCGCCATACTCGCCACCAAGGGAAATACCCTTAGCGAGAGCCTGGGAACCCATGATGAGTGTTGCGTATGAATCGCCTGTACCTGCTGCACCAGCGCCGTTGAAAGCGTTGGTGAAGATTGGGGCACGTGCTGATTCCATGAAACGTACACCTTCAAACATGCCGATTTCACCGTTGTAAAGAGGCATTGCGTTGGTGTACTTGTACGAGTCACGCCAACCTGAAGCATCAGTGATGCCACGAAGGTCGTATGAAACGTCTGGGTGGATGAAGCCAACGTAGTTACCGTTGATGGTTGGTACGTTTGCTCCACGCAATTCAGCCACCGCACGACGGATGTCTTTAGCAACAATCGTCTGGTCAACTTTCATTGTGATACGGCTAGAAGCAGTTTGCGCTCCACCCGTTGCGTAGATTACGTTTGTTCCAGCCTTAAGTACGTCTGAAGCAATCGTGTCAATGCTCAAACCTGCGTTATACCCAACAGCGTTTGCTGCTACAGGGTCAACAGGGAGGAACGAAGAAGCACGGAGTTTAGCGGTTGTTACAGTTGCGTTACCGTATTCGGCAAGCGTTACTGTTACTTGGCTGTCGCTCATTGCTACAGGAGTAACGTCTTCAGTTTCAGACAAAGCGGTAGTTGCTGCTGCCATATCGTTGAAGATTGTGAATTTGATTGATGCACCTGGGTTGGTAGCGTTCGTTGCCTGAACGTCTGCGAACTGGTCAAAGTACAGTTCTGGACGAAGGGCGAAGTATGCCAACTTTTCAAATGCAACCTGGTCGGTTGTGAACTGGGCGGTACCAGTAGTCGCTGCGTAATAATCAGCCATTGGGTTATTCCTTTACAAAAGAGGGGTGAGGTTAAAGTTCAATTCCTTGTGCCGATGCTTCCTCATAAATTGCAAAGACTTCTTCTTTTGACGTAGCATCCTGAATACGTTTAATCCAAGAAGCAGGAGGAGGTGAGACTTCACTGCCAGCAGCAATCCTATTGGTTTGCTTCCAGCCTTGCTTCTCAGCCTGATCTTCTGGTGAAACTTGGGGCGTAATCAACTGTGCTTCTTCTGCTGCCAACCTGATTGCTTCAGGAGTAAGTTCCCCGTCGTAGCCTCTAATAAAATACTTTGACATCGGGGAAGTCAGGTCTATGCCTGCTTTCACAAACGCCATTTCTTTCTGGACTGCTTGGGATTCCGCTACCTGCTTGCGCAGTTCACGAAGTTCTTTCTCTTGCGCTTTCAACTGTGCCCGAACTGGGTTCTGGCTTGTTGGTTGGTCGCTGTCGTCTTCGTAGAATTCTTCTTCAAAGTTAGACATATGGCACTCTCCTTAAGTCCACACCTAAACGGAGGATTTAGGTGGCTACGTTGGTTACACCCCGATGGATACTCCACAGTTACGGGGGGTACCTGTGGGTTCTGGCTATCAGCCTCGTGTATAAGTTAGCACATTATTTGTGCTGTGCAACTATTGTCCTACTGTCTTAAGTCCTGTGACACCTTGTTGTGTGACGGCTAGTGAACCGCCTGCTTCAAATGCTGCGGTGCGTTTACGACGACGGGCTGCTACACGTTGCGCTGCTGCTGCGTTGGTACCGAGTGCTGCACCGATTTGCTCTGTAGTGGTTATGCCTGTTTCACCTGATGCTGCTTCGGCTGTGGTGGTGCCGTAAAGTTCTCGTTGTTGGGCAATATCACTAAATCCTTGACGGGCTGATGCCATGTTCACACCTTGTGCTGCTAATGCTTCAGCGTCGGTGGCGGTCAAACCCATGCCAGCCTGCGATTGTGCTTGTCCAGCGATTTGTGCTGAGGTGACTTGGCGTGTAAATAGGGCTGCGTCTTTCTTCCTGTTCATTACGTCTGTTGCTCTGGTGGGGTCAAGGTAGTAGGCAGCAAGGTCGTTTTCGGTGATGCCGTATAGTTCTTGGAGGGAAGCCTTGGTTGCTGCGTCGGCTGATTGGGCTGCACGGTATCCGCCTACGACACGGTTTTCTAGTTCTACCCGTGACAGGTCTGAGCCAATGAATTTGGCTAGGTCTGCTTTGGTGTCGTAGAACCCGACTGGTAAACCAGTATTGCGTAGGGTGTCTGTGAATTGTTTTTCTGCTGCAATGTACTCGGATGCTGGTAATGCTTTGAAACCGTTTGCTATGCGTAAAGCGTTGCCAGAAAACCTATCGTCATAGGCTTGTTTTGTGGCGGGGTCTTGCTGGACAAGTTCAACAATCTTGTTTTCGTCAAGCCCAGTGATGTCTTCGTCTGGGGTGATTTTGTTTTTGAATAAATCAAAAAGGAAACCAATTCCGTAACTTTCTAATTTTGCTTGTACCTCAGCAAGGGTTGCCATTATCGTACCTTCCCGAAAACTTTGTCAATTGTTTTGATTAGATCATCATTCTTTTTGGATGCTTCAGAAGTTTTCTGCCATTCAGGTAGCGTCCTCAAGTAGCGGTTCCATTCGGTAGAGTTCATCAATCTTGCTTCCCCGTTCTTGGGGTCTTGGTAGGTGAGCAGGGGGCGGAACTTGTCTTGGGTGAGGTCTACTTGTGCTACGTCAATGCCTAGGACGTTGGCTGCAATTTGTTTGTAACTGCCTACGGAACTGTCTAGGTCGCCTGCATCTAACATGTTGGCAACTGAAGGGTACAACGCTTTAGATTGGTTGCGGAACTGGTCAATGATCTGTTGGTCAGACATCCCGCCAGTCAACGTTGCTTGGACATAACCCTCAACTTGAGCGTCAGACAAACTCAACCCATATTTCTTAGCGGTAGTTTTGATTGATGCAGCGTCCTGTCCTGTACGCAAAGTGGTGGCAGGTTCAGCGGGGGCTTGAGCGCCAGTCGGGGTTTTGGCTTGATCGGCAACAGACTTGCCGATAGCCTCGTTGAGTGCTGCGTTGTCGTAGTTGCCTTTGAGCGAGTTCGCTGCTATCTCTTTAACGGATTCAGGGGTTAACTGGTAGCCAAGGTTCTTGGCAGCAGTTGATACGGCTGTTTCACGGGCAGCGATACGAGCCATGTAGGAGGCGCTGTTGGTGCTTGTGCCTTTGATGTATTCGTATTCGCCAGCCTGCAAAGAGTTAGCCCATTTAGAACCAAGGATTGCCTGTTGGATGTCTGGGATGGGTTGGTCTTGGATGTAGCCAGTACGAATAATGTTCGCCACTTCAGGGTTAGTCTCATAAATGTTGACTAGCCAACCATATTTCTTTTGAATAAACGGTAGCCAGTTTGCAGAGGTTGCAAACTCACGGCGACCTTTTTTGGTAGTGGGGTTAACTTTTTTTGTAGCCATTATTGTTTACCGCCTAAAGCCTGGTCTATCCCTTGGAAGAGTTGATCTAGTTTACGTGTGCTCGCTTCGTCACCGAAGTCTTGTTGGATTTTAGACTGGATAAACTGTTGTGCTGACGGGGCATCGGTGACCGCACCACCTGCCCGATATTTCTTTTGGGCTGATAATTCTTCTTGTTGGAATAGTTTTACTAGACGGTTTACGTCACCGTCATCTAGCCCTCTGCCTAAAGCGTCTTGGGCTATCGCACGTATGGCAACTTTGATGTCTGTTGGGTTAGTCAAACGATAGCGTGTGACGCTACCGCTACCTAATTTAACTTGCCGTTGCTGAATAAGAGCCAACGCTTCTTCGTCAGATACACCCTCACGGTTGGCAATACCAAGAACTTCCCTATATGCGCTATTGGTTGCATCATCTGCCGTCCCAAGCACAAACGATTTGCCTAACAAACCAGCAGCGTTCATACGAGATTGCCATGAAGCAATCGTGCCCCTGTCTTTTGAAGCCAAAGCGTCAACGTCCGACGTAAAATACCTTGGTTCAACCTTGGGCATTTCAGGAACAAATGGGGTAGCCAAACCTTTACCATATGCTTCAAATGAACGTCTGGCAGGACCAGGAGCCATATACCCTTCATAAGTTGGGTTGCCTGTGGGTTGCTGAGTAATCGGGTCAACCTGTGTAACCATTTGTCCAGATACACCTACAGCACTTTCTGTTTTTTTATTGCCGTAAGCATTATTTTCCCACCAATTTACTCCATCTGGGTTTGACGATGGTGCAGCCATTGTGCCTTGTGCTGGGGCAATAGTCGTATTGCTAACCCCAGGGATACCAGCATTTTGTGATGCGCTACCAGGAAGCATCGTTGTCTCGGTAGGAGAAGTTGTTGGGGGAGTTTTTTTTGTACTAGCCATTATTCTGCCTCATCAATTGCTTTTAGATCAGTGGTATCAAATTCTCGCACAAGGACATTCTCCCACATAGGGGCGAACTCAGGAACATTTTTCGCAATGGTGTTACCTTCGTTGAATAGTCTTTGCCGTAGCGGATACGACGATTGGTTTTTAATCCAGTTGCGGTTATTGACCGCACCACCACTGTTAGAAACCATCAACGTAATGTTCTCTTTGCGTTTATCCATATACTCCTTGAGAGCAGAGCCAGCAGGTGTAGCCAAAACCTTCGGGTCAAGAATCATTTTTGCAATATCTTGAAACTGGTAACGACGTTTGACTTGAGCATCTGCCGTATTGCCAAGAGTGCTCCAACCAGGGAACGCTTGCTCAATTTCATTAAGCACCTGGTTTTTAAGAATGATGGCTTTAGGCGAATTTTCCATCCCTAACGGGATAGTTGACATCTGGTAATCCCAATGTGCCTGAGCAAACAAATTCGCTCCATCTTCTAAAGACATTTTAGGTTCTTTAGGTCCACGTTGGTCATACTGTGTTTGTCGTACAAACACGTTAGCATTGTACTCACCTGTTTGTGGTCCTAAATATCCACCAGCCATAGGGTATTTATCAAGAATACCTTTATTCTTGAAAACCCAATCTTGGAACTCTTTAGTCGGTTGCAAACCAGGAATGTTCGTTTCCGAAGTTGAACCAAAGAAAGACCAAATGCCAAGACCATATTTGTCTAACAAAATGTTTACTGCCTCGGTTAGTTTCCCACCCCTAGCAAACACTTCATTTTCTGTTTTGCGGATTTCATCAAGCAACATAGCCTGTGTAGTTACACCAACTTTTGTGTTTACTTTGTATTCAGTAGTTGAAGAAGCAGGCAAAAAGACTTTAGCCAATGAACGGACAATAGCAAATTTGCTAGAAAGTTTGTCAGCGTCTTCAAGCAGTTGTTTTCTGCCATCTGGGGTCATTGGGTATTTATCTGTTTGTGTAGCAAGTTGACGCATGATAGGTGCGATAGACGCTTTTTTAGTTTTGATAGTTGATTCGCCAGCAAACTTTTCTAACGTTTTCCAAAACACATCTAAAGACGGTGCTACGCTAGAACCTACACCAGCAACACCAGTAGCCAGTAATTGTGCAAATTGTGGGATGACATAATCACGGAAATCTGTAGAGGTTCCTGCGCCAGCAAGAGGCATAAATTTTTGTTTGATATCAGCAAATAATTCCCAATCAGGCAACCAATTAGAACCAACAATTGATATACCTGGACCAACACTTGGGTACGTATTACCAACAACTGAAAGATTTTTTGTTTTTATAGAAAGTTTTGCGTCCCCACCCATCCATTTGAAAGCCCATTGGCTGCCTGGGACCGTTACTACTTGCTGCCCGCTGATCAGGTCATTATGCAAAATACCTTCTTCGCCTTCAGCAAATGGTTCTCTGAAATCTTTTAATGAACGCACAGCCAAATCAACTTTATGCAAGTTGGCTGGGTTCTTCATGAGTTTTAACCATGTTGACCATTGTTCACGGTAAGCATCAAAGAACATGAAAAATAAAGGATGACGATATTGGAAATACGACCTATTATTTTTAGCGTTCCAAAGTAAATTATCTGTTACTTCTTGAGCGTGCAACTCGGCAATGCGTGACACTTCTTCACGAGTTACAGTACCTTTAGCACTTGGTAAAGCATCATTAAGTGAATCCATTACGTGTTCAGGGAGTTTGCCTAAATTAGATTCAATCATTAGTGCTGCTTCTGCATTATCCATAGCAGGCATCATCTCCACTACACGTTTCCAGTAAGCCTGACCCCATAATGGATTTCGTGCCAATGCTGCTGATCCTTTGGTGTACAAACCAAAACCTGCATACATGAAGTTAGCGTTGCGTTCAGCCTTTGAACCTCTTTTAATTATAGGGTAATAAGGCACTTGTTCTGGCGAAGTAGGTGCATCCAATAATTCTTCACGAACTAATTGTCTAAATTCTACTGTTGTTTTGTAAACATCATCAATAGATTTTAATGACAAACTTTGCCCAGCGTGTTCGTTTTTAGAAATTACTTCTATAACTTTTGTGTTTCCACCAGTTCGCTGTTTAATGTCTACCATAATTTCGTAGACACGAGAATTTGCTGCTTCAAGCGTTTCCCAATCCCATCCTTCCCTAACATTGCGCACATTCTTGGTATATGCTTCGTAGGTTTTACGTAAATCTCCTGAGAAAAGTTCTTGTGCTACAAGAGCAAGATCATTTGGATCTCCAGTCAACATTGCTTTTGCAACTGCACGATAATCAGCGTTTGCAGCCATCTCCGCCATGTCTCGTGCTTGCGCTTTGACCCAATTGCGACGCATTGCTTTTTCTTTAACAGTTATATTTTCTGGATCAATAACTTTTCTTGTGACTACTTCTTGGACACCAGAACGTTCCATGTAATCATCTAATTTTTCTGAACGGAATGTTCCTTCAAGATGATTGCGTACTTGAGTAACCAAAGCACGTTGGTCGCCAGGTATATTATTGTCAAGTTGTGCCGTAAGTTCATCAATACGTGCTTGCATTTCCGCAGCATTGCCGTGTTTCTTTTCAATTTTTGAAATGCGTTTTTGTATTTTAACGCTATCTGCACCATCTCTTACAGCGTTGTTTAAGTTTTCATATTCAAATTTGAGATGTTCTAACGTCGCCATTTCTTCAGCGATATCAGCAGAACTTCTAATAGTCCTACCAAATGTATCGTAATTTAAGTGACCACTAAAAATTTGTGAAATATATTGTCCAAGATTAGTAAATTCACCAGAGAACGCAACACGTAAAGTTTCTTCAGGTATCACACGAAGCATATAACGGAACGGCAAAGGTGCGCCAAGGGCTGCTGGCTTAATCCAATTGCTAGTTAATTTTTCCAACCCATTAAACACATACCTTTCTGCGTCAATTATTTTTCCTACCGCAGCATGGTCTTTTGTTATTTTCCTCAATCCAGTGATGATTGGGTTGACATCTTTTATTAACTCGTCAATAACTCCTGGTTCCAATAACCAACCACCACCAGCCAACAATTGTGTGATACGCAAAGGTCCATCGCCTTCGTCAAACCACTCAATAGAGATATTGTCGGCAAGATCCTCCAATGTCCATCTAGTTACATTTTCACCCTTACGGCGGTAAGAAGTAAACGTTTTAATTTCTTCTGGAGTCCAACCAGCGTCAGTCATTTTTTTGGTAAGAGTTGTTTCGTTAGCAGCAGCAAAAAAATCATCCCATGCTACAGAAGTGTCTTCTTCAATAGCCTTGAACAAAACACCTAACACACGATCACGTTCAGCGCTTTTTACACCAACGACTTGAAGTAGGTTTTCGGTGTTCCGCAATGCTGATGCTGGGTCATCAAACATAATATATGTACTTTCTGGCATCATTGCAGTTTGTTTAATGTACCTGTCAAGTCGCTGTTTAACTGTGAAACCAGTGTCACTAGCCCAATCTTTCCAGCCATTAGGTAGTTCACGGATGTTCATATTCGGATCGCCACTATCCACAGCATCTCGCAGTACTTTCCATACTTCGTCAACTGTTGATGCTTTTGCTAAACGTATCGCAGCGTTAGGACTTTTTTCTTTTAAGACTGTGCGCCAAATTTTTACTGGATCGTTTTCATCTGCAATCATTTGCAAAACTTTTACGCCATATGTGCTTATACGCATGGCATCAATTTTGCGTGGGTCAACCATGCGTGGCTCCATGCCAATAAGACCCATCCCTTCTTTCCAACCGTCTATCTCTTCACGTAGTCGGGATATTTCATCTGCGCTATAACCTAGACGATTTGCTTCTGTAAGGTTTTCAACAAGTTGGTTTATTGGGAAACGTTCACCAGACATAACATCTAAATGTTTAAGTTTGCTTGGTTTCCAAATTACATAAGCGTTATGTTTACCAGTACCGCCGATAACAGCGCCACCGTTGTAACGCATACCATCATACCCAGCATCAACCAACCCACGAGTAATAGGGTTTACTTGAGTCATGCCTGCTTGAGTTGCTGCTTCTCTAGCGTTAGGGTTATAATTTTTACGAGTTTGCAAAATTTCCTGTATTGTTGATTCGTCGTAAAAAGGTTTTAACATTGCAGCCAAAACTTCGTTGGCTGCATCAACGCTGCCGTTTATAGTGTTTTGAAAATTAGCCATTGACCCGCTAGAGGAACCATCGGAAACATAAGACAATGATTGAGCCATGTCCATTTCAGCCAATTGGAAGGGCGAAGGGCTATATTTAACCAAATAAAGATTTCTGCTTTGTCCAACTATTTCTCTGAACATTGGACCAATGGGTCCGTACATTGGATTTTCTCTATAGCGTTGTATCAATTTCATTGTGTCAACTATTGGAGAACCTAACAAACCTGAACGGGCTGTTACCATCTGAATTAAATCATTTGCGATAATGGAAGCATCTTCTTCACTAAACCCATATTTTTTAACAAGCACTTCACGCAATGGTTCGCTACGTTCTAAGTGCTTAATATAATTAGGTCTTTGTTTTAACCAATTTATATAATCTTCAACGTTTGTAAATTCAGTAACAATACCTTCAGGAAATAATTTTATACTTCCGTTCGCATCAATAACATTTTGAGCCTTTTTCCTAATTGAGTTAAAACTTTGCACAGATGATTCAAAACGTTCAAAAATTTGAAGTGAATCATAAACTTCCTGTGTTGCTACAGGATCAAATTTATGATGAGGCATCATGTTTTCATCAACTGCTTTTTGTGCAGAATCAAGAATTATATTAAAAACTTCTGGAGCCTGATCTGAATAATGGTTAAAGTCAATAACGTTCAAATCTGTTTTATCAAATTTCCATACACCAGCAACATTCCCTTCTGGGTTAAGAGCAACACGTTCAAGATCAACACCTTCTGGTACTAAACCAGCATTTGATAATAACCTTCCTTTGTCCCCAAGAATTACTGGACCGAAAGGAGTTAGAACACTTCTTGGTCCAGTAACGTTGTCTTGCATTTCAAGAGCGTTATAGCCTGTTGAACTTGCAGCGTAAATACCATCAGTTACATATAAGCCTTCACTTAAATAATTTTCAGTATTAGGCATAAAATCTGGATTGTCAACATCTTGGAATTTTGTCGGTTCGTCTGTAGCGTTAAACCCTCTGTCTCCACTGTAAACAACATTTTCTTTTGGCGCAACAAGGTCTTCAGCAAGATTTGTTAAGCGTTGTGCATCTGAAAGCATCTCTGCTTTTTTTGCATCCATACCGTTTTCAACAGCAATACGTAATGCTTCTTCGTATTTTCCTGCTTGGCGTGCTGTTAAGTATGCTGTTGCAATTTGTTTCGTTACACCAAGTTTATTCACAATACCTTTAATCAAAAGGTCTGTTGGGTCTAAACCGTGTATGCCAGGGTCAGCAAGGATACGACCAACGGTATCTGTCAGGTCAGAAGCAAAATCGTATACGTCGTCGCCTCGTGAAATAAGTTTTGCGTCTACGCCAAATTCGCCAACAATCATTCCAGGGCTAAAAGGTTTGTTCAGAACTTTTTTGTCACGGACCGTGAGGTTAGGGTCGGTTAGATCAACACCTTTTACCTCGGCAAGTGTTCCCATTTCTGCATCTCGTGCTGCTTGAGCACGTTCCCCAGTTTCCCCCATAGCAAAAAACCCTTTGCCTGTGTCAAGTTCACCTGCCATAAGGTCGGTGCCAGCCTGCACAAAAGTGGTGTTCTTTGCGGATTCATTTACGTCTTTAGCGTATTGAGTGAGACCACCTGCGGTTGGGATAAACCCGCCTGCTGCGTGGGCTACAGCATTTATTCGGTCCCACGCATTGCCGTCTGAATATCCTGCTGCGTAAACATCTCTAATTTTTTTGCTTAAAAAATCCCAACTGAATTCACCAAGCGACAATGGGAAGATTGTTGCCGTTTTAGTGGTAGCCCGTATACTTTTTGCAATGATTTCTAGTTCATCTGGAGCCATCACGCTTATTGCTGCGCCAGTGTAGTGGAATGGCAAACCTACTATTTTGAATAAACCGCCAAGTACTTCTGATGCTTTTGCTGGTTCAAAACCTCCAGGCATTTTTAATGAAGCAATAGAGTTAGGGTTGTTAGTGATGTCTGTTACTGGTACACGTTTTTGAAGTTCACGTTGTGCTTTTTCTTGAGCAAGTATTTCTGTTTCAGTGCGTTTGCGTAAACCCGTTGGGGCAACACCTGAAGCAAACGTCCCAGTAGTTTCATCGTAAGCGCCACCTTGGGTGAACGCTGCGGTTGGTTGACCACCAATAGTAATAGATATCGGTTTGCCAGTACGAGGGTCAGGGACAGTAACAACGTCGCCAGGTTTTGCGTTAACAAAATTTACAAAAGGAGCAAGCGGATCATTTTTAGTTGCTTCTTTTCGTGGAACAATACCTTGTTTGAAAAGTTGTGTAGCAACATTTGTATGCAAATCTTCAAGGTTTGTGATGCCTGCTACTGCTGCTGACGCTGCAATTTCTGGTGATGTATAACGCCCAAGAATGTATGACTTCCCTAAACGGTCAGCAAGATCAGGTGTGATCGTTGCTTCAAGACTTGCCCGTTTTGAATCCCGTAGTGTTTGTCGGTCAAGTGATGGTTGTAAACGAGAAAGGTCTTTTGCTCTCAAAGTTATTGCGCCTCTAACATAAGTAACAGTTGAATAAGGTTAGGGTTCGGGAATCTTGCAACAGCAAGACGCAGTTGCATAATCAAATCTTCTTTGCTACCTGCTGCCCCGCTTGGTGCTGCTAATGTTTCTGGTCCTGGTCCTGCACCAAAAGGCATACCAGCAGTAAGAGGTTCGTTAGGGCGTTCACTCATACGATCTAAACCACCTGCTTGACCTGGCATCGGTGGGGGTGGCATTGCTTCCATAGGTGAACCACCCATAGGTACAGCGGATTGTGCAGCAAGTTGTTTACCTGATTCACCGTATGCTTGTCCTGTTGCTGCCATCTTCGCAACCTTTTGTGCGGGGTTACGCAAATCTGAACGGTTCGGATATTTCTCAGCCACCTAGTCTCCCTGCCAAACTTAATACTGAACCAGGCGAACCTGGTTGTGCTGCTGCACCCGCAGGAGGTCCCTGCAAGTTAGATAGTAGCGACTCCATTGACGGTTGACCACCTGGACCTGCTGGTGCCATTGGTTGTTCCGCACCCATTCCAGGCATTGCCAAACCTGGCATTGTTTCTGGTGCACCTTGTGGTGCTTGCGCTGCTTGTCGTTCTTGTGCACGTTTTTGTGCAGCCTGTATTGCTTCAGGCAAACTCATTTTGTTTGACTGCACTTGCGTAGCAATGAACGCTAGGTCGTCTGGTTGGTATGGACCGTTAGGGTCGGCTGCTTGTGTTTGGATTGATTGCATCAAAGCGGATTCAATACCTTCAGCAACTAGGCGGTCACGTTCCAACTCTGGGTCGGCAATCAGCGGGTCTGCTTCACGGGCAGATTCTTTGGACATAAGTCCTGTACCCAATCGTTGACCTAAACCAACAATAAGACTGTTGACATCGCTACCTGATGCGGAGTATGAAACGTAATGGAAGTCTGTTTCCCATAGTTTGTTCGGGGTGTAGTCAGCCATTCCTCCCTTAAGACCTGGGATGAAGAACGATTTAGGACTGTTGCCCCAGTAGGTGCGTTCCATTGCTATAGCAATCTTGTCTTCTTCAACCATAGATGTAGCAAGAAGTTCTTGTGATTCTTGTACACGGAAGTCAACTGTTGCTGAAAGGATAGAGTCGCCTCTGCGTCCTGTACGAATGTTTGTTCCTGATTCTCCACCAAACTCTGCGGGGATAGAACCTTCTAAACGTTCCTGTCGTTCAAGACGATCTAACGCAACATCGGTTTTGTAGCCAGGGTTTTGTTGCAACTGCTGGATGTCGCCACCCTTGACCATGCCTAACTGTCCTGTTTTACCATCAGCAATTTGCATGATTTCAGGGTTTTCGCCAGGGCGAGCAACAAGGTATTCGTCTGGGAAGATGCCCCGTTCAATGGCAATCTCGGTGAGTGCCTGCAAACGTGCACGGGTGTAATACATCCCGAGCAAACCATCAAACTGCCCGTGTGGTTTATCCAACGTAATACGTTGTGGGATAACTACGAGTGGCATACCTGTGCGGTTAATTACTCGTCCTAGTTCTACAGCGTCAGCGCCAGGGAAAGGCAAGCCTGTGATGGGGTCACGTAGGCGTTCGTCGCCTAAACATAGTGTGACTACTTCATTATCGCATACGTATTCAAGGATGGTGAACTTGGTGTCTGGTCGTGCAGTTGCGGTGCGTAGTACACCGTTAATGATTGGACCGTAGTTCTTGGCAATCCAGTCGTATGTACGGCTGTAAGTGAAGATGCAGTCGTCTGGTACAGGGTTATCTGGGTCGTTGAGTGGTGCAGGGAATGTGTCTAACGGGTTGCGTAGGTGCCATTCGGGGATGCGTTTATCAAAGTTTGGCTTAAGAAAGATAGGTGCTGATGCGTATGCAATGAGGTGGCGGGCACGACGACGCATTTTTTGGTTCATGCGGTTTTCGTCCCAGATGGAAAGCATGGCACGTTTGCGGTCTCGTGCTAGTTTCATGCTTCTATCGTTGCCTTCTCGCAGGGCAGGGAAGTATGGGACTGGCATTGTTGATGAGACTCGCATACTCATCTGGTCTAAACCTTGTACCAACAGGTTCGCTACGGATGATTTGGTGTTGCGGTCTAGTTCGTTTAAGGGGACGATGATGTCACCGTTGGCGAGGCTGCGTACTTGACGCATTTGTTGCAGAACGGGACCTTGCGCTTCGTTGCGCTGTTTATATAGTTCTACAATTTCTTCAACACTAATCATGCACAAACCTTTTTGTTGCAGCAGAGACAACATAACGATAACACATGGGTTTTACAGCCAGGATGGTCGCCACATTTTTGGTGGCTTCTTGATTGTGGTGAGGTTGGGTAGGTTGAGTACACCCATCCATAGGCTCATCACAATGTCGGTGCCGTTCTTTTTGTCACGATGCCATGAGGTGAGTTCTTCTACGGCTGCGAGTGTCTTCCAGTTGCCACGCATAGTGGGGAATCGGATTGCTCCAGTGCGGAGAAGCAACGGCAGTAGGGCTTCTACCCCCAGGTTTTCATCTAGTTTGTTTCTGCCTGTGGTGTGGGCTACTACGTTGACGGATTCTCGGGTTTGCCATTTGCGTACAAAGTCGTGTGCCAGCAGGAACCGTTGGGCAGCGTTGATTTCTACCACCCAGTGTGAGATGGGGTAGCCCATGTCGTGTGATCTGTCTTGCCATTCTTGCATGATTCCTGAGTAGACACCTGAACCTGTGTCGTATCCGAGGAGTTCTTCGGCAGTTAGTTTCTGTCGGGCAATATCTACAATGTGGTATAGGTTGTTTTCTGGTTGGTAGATGAACCATGTGAGTGCCCAGAACATTGTGGGGGATGGGTCTACGGACACTATTGATATCCAGGGGCGGGACAGGTCCCTGTTGATGGACCCTGGTTGCCTGTCTACGTCTATGCAGCCTACGTAGTCAATGCCGTCAACACCTTTTCCACCTGTTATCCACGTTCTATCCACAAGCCGTGAGTCCAAGTCCATGTCTTCTTGCTGATACACCACCTTGAACACGTCAGGTTTGTTGTATCTGATGAAAGATAGGTCTTTCCAAGGGAGGCGCTTAGGGTCTAGGAGTGGTCCTTCGGGGTATGGCAGGGAATTGAACCGTTTAGATTCTTTACCAGTATCCAGTTCCTCATAATACGCTTTGTAGACAATGTGACGGTACTTCTGTTTCTTAGCAGGTTCAATACTGCTCAGATCGTCAGGGTGTTCAATGTCTGACCCGTCATAAATCTCATCTATGTCGTCGTCGTAGGTTACTTTGGATAAGCAATGTGCGTATAGGTCGCCACTGCCGAGGCGCTGTCCAACAACTGCCAGTAGCCCGCCTGGGTCGCAACGTGCTTCCGCCACGTTGTCCCATCTTTCCAACAGTTTATCCCTAGCAACAGATTCTCTGGAGTTATCGGGCGATGATACGTCGTCAAAAAGGCATAGGTCTGCTCGGTGTCCAATGAACTCTGATTCAATACCGTATGCACGTACTGTTGGTTCTTTATTGTCAAGTCCATTACCGTCAAGTTGTTCAACAACAAACTCTTCTGCACGCCACAAAGCGCCTTTGTCGGTGGGTTTGAACCTTCCGTAATCAATAGAGAGACATCCTTCAGCATTGAGTGCTAAACCTTTCTCTACAAGTATGGGGTCTGGTTCCAGTGGCATGGGTCGTTCTAATGTTTCACGGATGCGACGGGAATACTGTTTAGCCATAGGTGCTGATACAGAACCAATCATGATACGGATACGACGGTTACGACAGATAGCCCATACAGCGACATCATGGAACAAAGTTGACTTGCCTGCACCAGGGGGAACGTTAAGTACAACAAATTCTTTTTCTTCAGACTCCAATAGTTGCACAAGGGTGACTGCTGCTTCTACTTGCCAGGGGGATGGGACACGCCCAAGGTACCTTCTGCGAAAGAAATCAAAGTCGTCTAGTCCCAGTCGGGCTTCTTCACACAGGTCATCTATCGCTACCGCTGATGGCAGGTCTATAGCGTCACTGAAGTCTTGGTCTTGGCGTTGCTGCCTACCGCCCCTGTCGGTGGCGTATCGGTGTTCTTGTTCCCGACGTTTTGCTTCAAGAAGTTTTGCTTTCTTAAGCCAGTTAGAACCAGTGTTGACGTGGACCCCTGAGATGCGGGCTGCGTCACGAATAGTTTTTCCTGATGCTATGGCAGCAAAAAACTTGGCTTTGTCGGCAGGGTTGACTGCTCTTTTAGTTCCCATCGTGTTGCAATCGTATCAGTTGTCGTGTACAATCAGTGTTGTACTTTCCAATGAGTCGGATGGGTACAAACGAAGTTTGGCAGGTGTACGTTACTCTACTTTCTGCACCTGCTATACTTCTTTTAATTCAGTAAGACCTCCTCGCTGGGAAGCGATACGGCAAGCATGGTTGTACACCGTTTGCATGGTGCGGGACGTAAACAGGGAAACCTGGGTAGATGTTCCCTGCAACCAAGAAGTATCCAAGACCGTCCTTCCCCTGTTGTGTTAGCGGGACAAGCAGCGTTATGAACGTCATATCATAAAATTTGGTGTCGGCTAGAAAATACTGGTCACGGCGACCTTGAACAATAGTTCTAAACTGTGGGGGGACTAAGAACACCTCACTGCGTTCGGGCTACCGCCCTCGGCTACGCCTTCGGTTGCTAACAGTAAGCCAGATGGACACGGTTGAGATTGCTCCTTCTTTTGGAGCAGTTCTGGTTCTTCATTCAATATGTTTCCATTACAAGCAAGGTGACAATTTGTAGCCAAATCGTCTACCGAGCATTTGCTGGCAAATGTTCTAGAGCGCAAAGAAGTGGCGGTTGTGTAGGTGAACAGTCTCCCCCGCCCCCCAAACCGTCAAACGTTTAGATAGAAAACCACACACAGTCACAAACCCCCCACCCAACGTGACACAAACCAAAAGAGTGCGTCCATCCCTCACCGAATAC